CGCGAGCGGCAACACTTCATCGGCGATGAAGGCTTCGATGTCCGAAGAAAAGGCTGAAGCCTGGTTGACGGCCATTTGGCGCCCCCGTTATCGGCGGGGCGCGCAGACGACCCCGTCAGAAGGTTACGTTCTCGAGGCGCTTGCGCCGCGCCTCCTGCTCGGTCATCCGGGTCCGTCCGCCCGATGCAGCGTCGCTGCGGCCGGACGTCGGCCGGACCTGATTGCGCTCCCTACCGGCCTGCTCGGCCCGCTTCCCGGCCGCTTTGGCTCGCGGTTGCCGGGAAAGGGCCTTCTGGCCGATCAGGAAAGTGGCGATCGTGGCGCGGTCGACCCAGTTCCCTTGCTTCACGCGCTCCTGGTAGATCGCCTCGACCTCGTCCTTGATCGCGGAAACGGCGGGCTGATCCCGCATCATGCCCTCGAACAGGACCCGGTCGCTGGTGTCCGCAGCACGGAACTCGACGCCCGCCAACCGCTGGTTCACCCGGTACTCGATCCGCTCCTCCGGGGACATCTGCTCCAGGCGCTCCTGCTCCTGGCGACGGAAGTCCTCGGCGTTCCGGCTGCGCTGGGCGTCATCGACCCGGCGACGTTCCTCGTCCCGTTCGCGCTCGGCCTTCTGGGCTCGCGCGCGCAACTCGCGGATCTCGTCGGAGGCCGACCGGCGCGACTGGCGCTGCGATTCGGATCGTTGCGCCTCTACGGATTCGGACTCTGCGTCCTCGCCCTCGTCGGCGTCTTCGTCGGGAATGTCGTCTTCGGTCCCGGTGTCCTGGTCGTCTTCGTCCTGAGGTTCGGCGTCCTGCGCGTCTTCCTCATAGACATCGTCGATCGGATCCCGGTCTTCGGACATTCAACACCCCTGTCGCCGGTTACGCCGGCAGCGGTCGGCCCGTGACGTGGACCAAGCGAAGGCTTGAAGATGCTACGGAGCGACCGAGGTTGTCAAACCGCTACATCTTCCGCGGCATGTTGAGCACCTGGGCGTCGCGGTGGATGGCGCCCGGCGGCCCCTTCATCCCCCGCTGGGTTCCCGGCTGAGCGCCAGGCGCCGGCGCGCCGGCGACACCCGGCCCGGCGCCGCCGGGCGAACCGGGCAATCCGCCCTGCTTCATGGCCTGCTGTTGCATGGCCATCTGCTTCTCCTGGACCTGCTTCAGGTGCGCGGCGATGTGCTCGCGGATCGTCCCGTGCGGGTCCTGGGTCTCGGCCTGGGCCTGCATGTGCGCCTGGATGTGGCCCATGTCGTCGTCGGCCGGATTGACCTTCACGATATGCCCGTGCTCCAGCATCTCGTTCTCGAGCATCGGATCGAAGGTGATCGGCGTCTGCTCCTCGAAGACCAGCGGCGCCAGCCGTGGGCCGAACTGGTTCTCCATGGCCTGCTTGATGACCGGCACGAGGTTGAGCCGGTAGCCCTGGTAGCTGTCCGGCGGCAGGCCCTTGACCACGTTGATGAGGGCGATCTGCTGCTGCATCTGGGCGACGGTGCGCGCCGCCTCGACGCCGAACCACTTGAATTCCCAGCGCGTCCCGATCTGGATGGGCGGGACATCCTGCATCTGCGCTTCCAACCCGAGCTGACCGTAGGCGCGCACGGTGATGTCCTCGTCGCGGAACTGGTGATCGTAGAGCGCGAACCGCTCCAGCAGCGGCGTCAGGACACCCTCCTCGATCACCGTCACCGCATCGGCCGTCGTCAGGATGTCGACCATCTGCTCGTTGGCGATCTCGGCCTGGTTGCGCTTGGCCCCCGGCTTGCCCGACGACATCGGCATCATCGCGGGGTTGACGCCGAGGGTCTGGAAGATCTGGCCCTTGATCGCCTCGGCCCGCTCCATGCCGCTTTTCCAGAGCTCGGGCATGCTGGCGAACTGCGTCGTCCGCGGATCGACCGACCACACGGCCCCCGGCGCCAGCACCAGCGACGACAGGTTCGGGTTCTTCTCCGGATCGGTCATGATGATCGGCATGGCCGACATGTGGCTGGTGTCGGCCGCCTCGTTGATCGTGTCGTTGGCATAGATCTGGAGGTCGGCGACCTTGGCGACCGGCGCGCGGCCCTTGACGACGTTGTTGACCTTCTTGACCGGCACGCTCAGCAGCGGCACGCGCTCGCACCAGTAGGGGCAGCGCTTGCAGCCGAGGATCTGCTTGTCGCCACCGAAATAGGCGCGCACCAGCACGTACTCGCCCTCGACCTTGACGTTCGACCAGGTCTCGTAGCCCCACGCCTCCTTGCCGCCGGCGCGAATGCCGGCGGCGTCGGCCATGGTCTTGGCGATGTCCTTCTGGCCGCGCTCGACCTTCTGCATATCTTTCAGCAGCGCTTCGCCCTCGTCCTCGACGATGTCGCCGTCGGCGATCATCTCGCGGATGCGGGCCTTGGTCCAGCGCCGGAAGATCGTCACCGACCCGCCGCGCTTGATGGCCTGGTCGACGCTGTTGCAGGTCGCCGGCAGGATCAGTACGTCGGCGTCGTTGACGACCTCGACCTCCGGCCCGGCGACGACGTCATGGTCCTCGATGTATTCGTCGTGCGTCCCCATCTCCGCGAACGCATCGTCCGGCATCCCCTTCATGCGGACGTCGGCGACTTCCTCGCGCCGCACCGTCTGCCGATCATACGTCTCCCAGCCGACGTAGAGGTTGTACTGCCCCTCGACGTCGCCGCACACCAGCATCGCCGGCATGACCTGGGTGCGCAGCTTCGACGCCCGGACGTAATGCTCCAGCAGCGACATGGTGGCGTGCGGCAGCGTGCCGTCGGTGGTGGTCACGTCGACGTAGCGACCGGACTGCGGGAAGACCTGGTTGAGGAAGCGCGTCCCACGCGCATCGACGGCGTCGGTGACGTAGGGCAGGAAAAGCTGCGAATCGCCGTTGTAGACCTGCCGGTCGCCGAGCTTCTGGTTGTAGATGTCCCAATTGTCGAGGATGTCGTCGGCGCGCTGGCGCTGGTCGGTGAAGCCCTTCTCGATCTCGGCCAGGACGTCCAGCAGCTTCTTGCGCACCGGAGCGCGCCCGCTGAGTTCGGTGTCCCGCTTCGGCGGCCTGCGCGCCATCCTACCGCCCCCTCACCATCGTCGTGTAGCGGCGCCCGTCGCGGGCGACGGCGTTCAGCCTATCGTCCTGCCCGTCGTCTGTCGAACGGACGTCCATCAACCCCAGGAAGCTCTCCAGCCCCTCCATCAGCACCCGGTACGGCCCTTCCTCGGCGTAGTCGGCCAGCACGCCGCCTTTCTCCAGCACCCGCGCGTAGCCGCCGTTCAGGGCGTTGAGCGTCCAGTGGGCCTGCGACGCCACCAGCACCATCGGCATACCCTGCCTCTCGCGCTGGAGAAGGCCGCGGATATGGCTGCGCGCCCGCTCCGGCGGAATCCCGGCGTCGACATCGGCCGGCAGCTTCATCGCCGCCTGCCGCAGGCCGACGTTGGCGTACTGGCTGAAGTGGGCGGGACCGGCCGTCAGGCGCAGGGCGTTGGCGCCGCCGACTTCCAGCCGCGCCGCCGCCACCATGTCCGGCAGCACGGCCGAGGGCTCCCCTTCACGCAGATCGTCGGCGAGGATGCGGACGCTGCCGTCGATGACCTGGACGAGAACGGCGGTGACCATGGCGTGGGTGGCGTTCAGCACCATCCAGACAGGACGCCCCGGCGCCGGGCGCAGGTCCTCAACGACATGGCGGGCGCCGAAATCGTCGTACATCGACGCGCCCGGCCGCATCTTCAGCGCGTAGGCCAGGGCGTTGGGGATGTCGATGCGACCGTTCGGGAAGCCGAGAAGCTGCGCCTCGAGCTCCGGCAGCGGCTTGGCGAACTCGATCTCGCGCGCCCGGAAGAACGGCTGAAGGCCGCGGATGAAGTCGGTCTTGCCGCGCGGGGCCTTCTCGGCATGCACCGGCAGGACGACACCACGGCGGGCCTGCTCCTGGCGGATCGCCTGCATGGCCCACAGGTTCAGCCCGTCCTCCTCGAACCCCATCCAGGTCGGACGATGCGCCTCATGCACCTGGAACAGATCGTCGATCACCTCCGAGGGCATCCATTGCCGCCCGACGGCGTCCCAGACGACGAGCTTGCCCTTGATCCACGACCAGACGACACGTCCGGTGTCGGCCGCCGTCGCCGAGACGGTGCGGGCCGGATCGGTCATCGAGTAGACGGCCTGCCAGGTCCGCACCTGGGGCTCGACGAGGAACTGCTCCTTGCGGAATGGCTTGGTCTCCGGGGCCTCGGACTCGCACATGTACTCCTGCCGGAACCCCTGGACCTGCCCGCGCTCGATGTAGCGCTGCTCGGTCTTGTTGATCCACTCGATCGGGAACCGCTCGGGCCACGACGAGCGCTTCGCGCCTTCCTCGTCGAAGTAGTAGAGCGGGTACTTGTGGACGACCCAGCCCGGCGTGCGCGTCAACGTCACGGCCAGGCTCTCCGGATGCAGCGGCGTGGCGGCGACGCGGATGCGGAACTCCGGGTCCAGCGCCGGCAGCAGGTCGAGGGTGAACCAATCCGACACCTTCTTCCTGGCCTCGGGCGTCGACGTCGTCTTCAGGTTCTCGAGGTCGTCGCCGAAGGCCAGGTCGGGACGCTGGTCCTCGTGCTTGATGCCGCGAAGGGCCTGGCCCATCCCGAGAGCCTGGATGCAGGCCCCGGTCGACAGGATGAGGCGATCCTCGGCGGTGTACGGCCCAAGGAGGGGACCGAACGCCTGGTACAGCTTCTCGTTGGCCTCGAACTCACGGCGGATGGCGTAGAGGCGCTGGGCGGCGCGGTCGTAACTTTCACCGAGGATCAGGCAGTTCCGGAACTCGCGGAATCCGGCCATGATGGCGATCGCCTCCTCGGCGATGGTCGACTTGGCCCCGCCCCTGAAGACGAGGTCGACGACGCCATTGGCCGGACCATGCCAGTCCTCGATCATCTCCCGGTGGAACGGCGCAGGGGCGATCGGCAGGCCCGACTTGCTGGTGTGCCGATGCGCGAAGATGACCTTGTGGGCCAGCGGGCGATCGGCATGCAGGCGACGCAGGATCTCGTCGCGCGCCGCGCTCATGGTCGATATCGCTCTACGTAATCCGCAGCCGCTCTCATGCGCTCAGGATTTTCCTGGAAGAACCCTATGCGTGTTGTACGTATGCCTGCGTGTCAATCCTAAATTTGTTCATACGCATAGCGACCTTTGATCGCGCGGCTGTGGAACTGCCCGGCCGACGAGGCCGACTGGAAGCCCCGGTACACCGACGCGGGCACATTGTAGTACTCGTAGCTGTCGCCGCTCCGGAAGTTCACCGTCAGCGTGTCGGTCTCGGGATCGAAGCTGAAGCTCTCGATGTTCGAGCTCGCCGGGGTCAGGTGGGTCTCGGCCACGATGCTCACCTCGGACGCACCCGCAGGTCGCATCCACAATGCGCGTGCGCCGTCTCGCCGATGCAGCGCGCCATCAAGGAACAGCCGGGGAGGTGTTCACGGGCTTCGCCGGCGCCGTGCAGGTCCGCTCGAAATAGACGGCCAGATTGTTGCCGCCGAGCCCACCGAGGTTGCCCTGGATGCGATCGACATGCCCGCAGTTCGGATCCTCCGACGCCTTCTGCACCAGCGTCAGGAACT